GCGAACCACCGGTCGGAGCAAGCGTCTCTTCACCCGAGCGCAGCGTGAGCGTTGATGCCTTCGCGGCCGTGGTGACCGGCACGCCGACAACCACATCGAAGCCGACGACCTTCCCGTCGAAACCGGGACGGAACTCGGCGATCGTTCCGTTGGCGATGTCGGCGAAGTCGACCGGGATCTCGACCCGCATGATGTGGTCATCCACATCGATGATCGTTCCCGGGAACAGATCCATGTCGAGACTGAGGAAGTCCTCCAGCGAGAGGACCTCTTCCTCGCCTGCGTCGAGCGCGTTGCCCGAAGGGAACACGACGTTGCTCTTGCCCGAGGCCACACGTACACGCACGCCGAGCGAGGTATCCAACTCGCCGCGGTCGATGACGTGGGAACCAACGATCGACTTGTCGAGGCGCTCCCACTCCTCGTCAGTCAGGTCGACCACGTCGCCCGCGTCATAGGGGTAGCCGTTGGGCAGGTTGACGTTGCTCTTGCCCGTGACGATCTCGACCTGGTGGGTCATCCCTCGGCCTCCATTCAGGGATCTCTCATCCCTTCCCGGGTCCGAGAAGCGGCGCGACAGGGGTTCAGGTCAAGAGGGGCCAGAGGTCCAGGTAGACCACGACGGTGGCCAACACCAGGCCTACCACCAGCAATAGCCGATTGGCGGTTCGATGCTCACCCCGACGATGCCAGTCGTGGTGGAGGAGGGACCACTTTGCCCGCGAGAAGTCGCGCAGTGTGCCGACGCTGTCGGCGAATACGGCGACGCTCCCTCTCACTGCATCCTCCCCAGATGCCATGCACCTCGTGGGCAAGCCCCCACTCTAGACACTCCCCTCGCACTGGACAGTCTCGACAGATCGCCTTGGCGGCTTCCTGCGACTCACCGGACTGCGGATAGAACTGCTTCAGGAGATCGACCCTTCCGCGGCACCGACCTCGTGCCCGCCATGGCATGACGAGTTCGAGGTCGCCAAGGATCATTAGCCATCGGCCTCAGCAAAAATCAAAGGGTCAGGGTCGGGTTGAAGTTTGGCCATTGGCGTCACACTCAATCGGAGGCAACCCCTCCAACAACAAGTCGATGAACTGAAGTGACGCCTCCGCGGAGTCGGGGTTGAGTTCGCGGATCCGGGTGCGACTAACGATGAACACCTGACGCAAGTCAGTGCGCCCAGCAGCACGATCCTCACATGAGTTCTGCGCGATCCTGCGTACGAAGTCGCGGGTCTGCTCGTTACGGGCCTTGGACGCGTCGTTGATCGTGAAAAGCGCAGCCCCCGTTGCCACCACGACGCAGATGATGACGACACCGATGATGGTCACCCAGATGGGTATGGACGCGATGAAATGAACCCGCTGCTCCTGCTTGGCCTCCTCCTTCGTCGTGACCTTTTTCGCAGGCATCGCCTTCTTGGCTGTCGTCATTGGAATGGTCCTGTGTAGGCGAATGCAGCAGTCGGGATCATCAGAATCCCCCAGAGCACGATGGTCAACACGAATCGGTGGACCACGAGCCAGCGCGGCATCACACACCCCCGTAGCGGCGCAGCAATGCGTCGCGTACACGTGGGACGGAAACGGCACCCGTCGCAAGAAGGACGGAGAAGAACGTCAACGTGGGATCGGCGGGCTGTCCCGTCGCGTACCTGTCCACGACTTGAACGATGAACCCCCCGAGCCCAACGAGTGCGACCAGATCGGACCACCTCGGACGCCACGATGCCTTCGTGGGCTCCGGCGCGGAGTGCGATGGGGTGCGCTTCGTGGATACCTTTGCGCGGAGGGTCTTCTTTTTCGGCGGTTGCTTTCTGGGTCGTGGAGTCGCCACGCATCCGTCCCTTGCCCTTCAACCTCTCTGGCGCGTTACGTCCCCGGGGGCCTTGCCCAGTCCCCGGGGACGTACCACATGCTCCCGTTCCCACCTTCCGAAAGGCGGCTACTTCACGATCGTGGTGATGCCCCGCGGGTTGAGGATCGCCATCGAGACCATCTCGTGGAACACCCACCCTCGCCAGAAGGCCGGGATGTTGTGGTTCTCCTCGACCTGGAGCGAGTAGAGCAGCGGGAACACCCCGAGGAAGTCCGGGTTCGGGAGCACGTACATGCGGTCCTGGGGGACCATGACGCTCTTCTGGAACTCGAACTCACCGAAGGAGGTGATGGTCTCACCGGCGACCACACGGTCCTTGAAGGCCCAACCGGTCTGGTTGATGTCCCACCGGTAGAAGTCGCGTGCGTCGTACTGGTTCACCAGCACGCGACCGGCGGGCAACTCATGCGCGTCGCTCTGCGCGACCGCGGTGTACAGCGACTGCGGAGTGAAGAACCCCGACGCCTCCGTCACCGTGTGGTTCGGCGTGACCGTGTGGTCCGGTCGCGTCGCGTACGAGGTGAGTGCCGCCAAGAGGATAACCATGAGCCGAGCATCCTCTTGCTTCATGATGCTCTGCTTGGTCTCGTCCTGCGCCTGCTCCACCGAGTTGAGGCGGAGGTAGTACAGGTCCTCGTAGCGGATGCTCGGGAAGGACGCGATCCGGAAGAAGTTCACCGGAACGCGCTTGCCTTCCATCGGCGTCACGCGGACCTCGCCGTCGTGGCCCGACATCGTGTAGGCCTGACCAAGGTCGTCCCACACGTCGTACTCGACCGGCGTCCCGGGCGTGACGGGGTCCTCGATCAGCACGTTGCGGATGATGCCCTGGTACCGCAACTTCAACTGGATCGGTCCCACCATCCCGACGCCGAGACGCTGGATGCCGTTGACCTTGTCGGAGAGGACCAGAGCGAGGCGCTCGGTCTTCGCCTGCCGCGAGAGTCGCGGACCGTTCTCCAGGTCGCCACCGCGCTTCTGCCGAATCTCTTCGACATAGTCGTCGGAGTGCTTGGCGATCTTCGGGCCCAGACCCATCGCCGGAACCACTGCCGTCCCGCTCACTGTCGCTCCCCTCTCCCTCTGGAGATCGCTCGCTCTTGTTCCGGTCCGTGCTCGATCAGGAGTACGTACCGCTGGACCGCAGCCCCCCGAGGGTGAGCGTCGCGTCCGAGTTCACCTTGATGAGACGCGCCACCGGCTGCGCGGTATCCAGCGCCGTCCCTGCCGGACACAATCGCCCGCGCTTGGCACCTGACTCGTACGCGTGCACGAGCAACTCGGTGCCATCCACCGGGTCGGTCCACGTCAGCGAGTCGTCGAACGCAGGCGCGTCAACCTCGAACTGCGCGTCCGGCCCGCCGGGCACCCACACCGGGACGGCGTTGATGCCCGCGTCGAGCGGCTCATCGATGTCGTTGCCGCCGATGTACACGCCGAAGAAGCCGAACGGCACACCGGTGGCATCGATGAGCGTGAACAGATCGCCACCCGCGCGCATGGCAACCATGCCGGGGTGAATGTCGACCGAGCGGTCCCACGCGGGGTCGAGGAACCCCGAGACCGGGGTCATCTGCGTCCATCCGTAGAGCGGACGGAACGACCGCTTCAGGTACTCCAGGCCGAGTCGTGTGCGAAGCACCGCTGTCTCCTCCTCGTAGGACTTTCGCCCTTCATGCCTTCCCCGCTCTCAGAAGCGGGTCGACAGTCCCTGAGGGGAAGAGTCGCGAGCGGCCCGGTGGATCTCTCCGACCGGGCCACTCGCAGGGGCACGCAAGCGCTGGGGCGCCGCGCTCTTGGGGGGAGGGCGATCACTCGAAGATCGCGGTGTCATCCTCTCCGAACGATGGTGCACCGGGGGTAACCGGAACGCTGGCGAAGGACGGCGCACTCCTCGTGCCGACGGCCTCGCGCACGATGGGCTCGTTGCTCGCCTTCGTGCCGTGCACCTTCACCACCTGCGTGAGCGTCTCGATCTCGTGGTTGATCTCCGGCAGCGACGACGCGCTGGTCCGGATCTCCTCCGCGATCACGAGGTCCTCACGCTGTTCGAGGCCCGCCTCGATACGCAGACGCGCGAGCCGCATGCTCGCCATCATGCGCTCGGGCTCGGGCTCCTGCTGCTTGCTCGACAGCGTCGGCTTCTCCGCGAAGGGACCGCCTTCGAGTGGGTAGGCCGGACGCGTGTCCGGGTTGTCCTTCGTCTTCACGTCGACCTCAGTGCGCACCTGCTCCAGCGGAGCACGCTCCTGCGTGCCTGCCACCGGAGTGGTCACGTCACCCTCGGGCTCCGTCGAGAGCGGGATGACCGCACCCGGCGACTGAAGGTCGACGTTCTGTGCATCGGGCGCGACATCCGTGGCACCGGAAGCGCCCGGACTCTGCACCTGCTCGGACGACAACTCGTCGTCGGTCTGACGCGCCTGCTCGGTCGAACCACCAGGAGCCGCGCTCCCCGAAGGCTCAGGCACCGGCTGTGCCGGGTTCTCCACGTCAGCCTGCTTCACGAGCGCGGCCCAGCGCTGCTGATCCATGCCCGGAACGTGATGCGCGAGTCCTGTGACGACGCGCTCCATCAGCGCGAAGCGTCGCTGCGTCGACCGCTGCATCTCCTTGCGGTGACGATGCAATGCGCCGATCTGCTGTGCCTGTCGCTCGATGAGGTCACCCTGCTCGCGAATGACCTTCGCCTGGTGCTCGATCTGATCACGCTGTGCCGCGAGCACCTGGAGCGCCGGGCTGGGCTCGCCACGTCGTGCCGTTGGAGGTGCCATCTTCGATCCCTTCTTCTTGCGCCGCTTCTCGTCGTCGTCTTCCTTGACTCGGATCTTCACGTCCTCGTCGTCAGTCGACTCCGACTCCTGTCCGCCCTCGGACTTCTCCTCGGGCTCACTGCCGTCCTTGGGCTTGCCGTCCTTGTCCGCACCGGGCAAGAACGCCTCGTCCTCGGACTCTTCGGGCGCGTGCTCGAACTTGGCACGCTCCTCATCCCTTCCCTTGGTCTCAGAAGGTGCGTGACCGTCCGGAAGGGTGGGTTCTGCTGGATCTCCCTCAACCTTGCCGGGCACGGTCTCCTGAAGGTGGCGCTGCTCGGGCGTGAGCCCCTCGGCCT